TCAGAACGCCAAATCAGCGCCCACCTCCAGGTACTCGATACCTTTCGCTGTGTGCCCATCCTGATAGTGTTTGGTCATCTTCGCGTCTGCGTGACCCATCAGCGCCTGGATGTATTCCTGCGGGAAATTCTGCTGCTCATATAGCCAGGCACCCAAAGCGCGGATCTCGTGAAAGGTGGGTCGTTCGGTGGCCGGAATATGGTCATACGCATGCGCCGCGTCCCGGGCCTTGCTGAACTCGTTGCTCAGATAATTCGGGGTGACTGAGGTCCAGTGATCTTTTGCGGCTATCTGCTCGCGCTTTCGCGCCTTGGGCCGGTAATGGATCAGATAGGGCGAAGCCACAGGAGAGCGTAAGCATTCGCTCACTACCTCTCGCAGGGCTTTGCCCATTTTGATCTGCAGGTGTATGGGGTTGTCATAGCCCTGGGTCTTGCCGGGCGAAACCTTGATCGTGTTGTTCTCAAGGTCCACCGAAGACTTGAGCCAGGAAACGATATCGTCACGCCGCTGCAGGCTGGCCAGCGCCAGGCGGATGGCGCGTTTCAGCCAGATTGGCGTGGTGTCGGCGTCCACAATCGTCATCAGGCCAGCCAGCGTGTGGCGTTGTCGCTTCTTTTCGGCTTCCTTTTTGATCAGAGTCAGCTCAGCGACATTCCGCTCTGCTAATCCTTTGGCTACCGCAAAGGCAAAGATCTGCACCAGTAAGCCGCGGTGCTTGGTGTAGGCGTTGTTGCTGAACCCGTCCAGGTATTCAGCGACGGCAAGCACATCGAGCTGACCTATCAGTTGATCCCCCAAGTCCTGCCGGTAACGCTCCAGCTTGAATTGGATCTCTGCCAAAGTGCGAGCGGCATAGCCGCGATCTTTCAGCCATTCAGCTTCAAAGCGCTCCACCAGGTTGCGTATTGTGGGCAGGCGATCGCCTGTCAGGATCATGAGCAGTTCACCGTCACCGGCCATTACAGGAGCCAGCTTCGCGTTGGCAGCCCTGGCCAGCTTGATGGCCTCCTCCAGAGGGCGGTTGATGCTGGTCATCAAGCCGGTGATGGGGTTGCGGTACCGCCAGTATTTGCCGTTGGGGTAGAGGTTGGGGGGGAGCTTGCGGTTTTTGATTGTGCGAGGCCGAGAAGCCATTACCCAAGCTCCAGCATTTGAGCGAGCAGCGGATCACTCGACCCCATGATCGCGGCCTGCAGGTCTACGAAATACATCCCGCCTTTTACCTCCCCCAACACTTCACCCTCCTCTATCCATTTCTTTAGTTGTTGCAAGCTTGGTTTACCGCCTGCGTAGCGCAGCTTTCTGTATTCGCCTGCTTCCATCAAGCGAGGGAGACGGGCCGTGATCTGGGCAATGACTTTTGCCATGTCGATTCCTTTCCCCGTGCGGGGTGCTGAAAGGGTTAAGAGGCGAGCGGGTTTTTGCGGAATACCCAGTCGTGACTGCACTGGCGGCAGCGCCCGAAGAGGCGACCTGTTGCTATAAATGAGTCGGCAGAGGCTACGGCACTGACCTTGCCGGCCTGCACTTCGTAGTGGCCAGAGCCGATAAATTCTTCGGTGATTTGCATATTGCGGGCACCACAACGGGTGCAGCGGGCGTCGATGCGCTCACCGATGTTCTTTGAGGGCATAGAAAAATCCTTGCCTGCCAAAGCGGGGCGGGCTGATTGAGACTTGAAGGTTGGTATTGCCTCGCTTGACGGCAGTGGGTGGGTTAGCTGAGGGCTTTGGCGAGTGCAGCATCTGCAACCTTCATCGCGGCCTGAGCGTCGTTCACATAGGCCGGATCGAAACCGCCGCACAGATGGATAGTGGCTTGGCATGCGCGCAGGTTTTCGCGGGTTACTTTCAGCGCTGCGATCAACTCTTCGCACACTGCGCGCTCCTCCCGGCCGATATCCCAGAACCGCTGACCCCAGTGATCCGTGGGCGGCGGATTGGTGTTTTGGGCGCCAAAGGCGAGGGCGCCGATGATTGAGTCGCACAGGTCGCGCTTGTAGGCGTTATCACCATCGATGCTCAGGCCGCGTCGGCGCAATGAGCTGACTACTTCATTGTCATCAAGGCCTTGATCCTTAAGAACGATGTCTTCCTCGGGTTTGCCTGGGGTATAGATCACAAGTGTGATCTTGGCTCCGGGCAGACAGTGCTCGCTGACCTTAACGAGCGCGTCATTGGCGACTTGGTGGAAGCGCTGAAGAATTGCGGACATAGATATACCTCGCCATGCCGGTGACGGCTGGATAGTTTTGGGAGCAGGGGGTTGGGTTTGAAGCAGAAGGTTTAGCGCTTCATAAACGTTATCCAGTGCGTGTTCACACGCTTGCCGGACTTATGGCCGAAGAGTGGTTGCTGATCAGTGAGTGCCAATATTTCGCTGACTTTGACTTGGGTTTCGTTCCACTTGAAGATCAATACTCCGTCGGTGGCCAACACGCGAAAACACTCCGCAAAGCCCTTGGCCAAGTCGTCGCGCCAGTCATCTGTTAGCAGCCCGTACTTTGCTCGCAGCCAACTATCACGGCCTGCGCGGGTCAGGTGAGGTGGGTCGAACACCACCAGCTTAAATGCACCGTCAGCGAAGGGCAGGGTGCGGAAGTCCATGATGACGTTGGGTTCAACGTTCAACGCACGGCCATCACAGAGCACATGTTGCTCGTCACGAATATCCCCGAACAGTGCGCGCTGGTCGCCCTTGTCGAACCAAAACATGCGGCTGCCGCAGCAGGGGTCGAGGATTTTTAAGGCGGCAGTCACGGTGCCACCTCGCCTAGATGCTCCAAGTCCTCATGTGTAATCTTGAATGTTTCGATGTTCTTGACTCGATAGAACGAGCAATCGCAGTTCTTCCGGGCCCAGGCATCGAGAAGATCCTCTAGTTCCTGCTTGGCTTCGGCGCTGACGCTGGGAAAGTCATCGGCCCACTCACCAAGTTCGCTTGAGCTCGCGTTGTCAGCCATGGAGTTGATCACTGAGTCTGAATCTACAAACTCGGCGGGATCTGCGTAGCGCATCACGCCGCGCTGGCACTCGTCGCCAGGGGACAACTCTTCGTTTTGGTCGAGGAACGAACACCAGTCGGCTGTCCAGTCTTCGCCATTGGTGGAGTAGGCGTATTCGATAACCGCTGGAGCGACGGGCACAACAGTTTCTTCAGGCATGACTTCGTCCTTGCCGCTATAGCGGCTTGCGTTAGAGGGAGTTGAACTATTAAAAATTTGTTTATTCAAGGCGTAGCTATATACTGTCTGGCGGCTATGTTCTATATGCAGGGTTGCAGTTCGGCTGAAAGCTCTAAATGAACAATTATTAAGGAGTTAATGTGTACTATTTGCATAGCGACTTTAAAACGCCGGCTGATGATTTGATTGTTTGGCGATATATGTCAGTTGACAAGTATATTTCTCTTTTACAAACCCGGGCGCTGCATATGTGTAGGTTAGACAGGTTTGATGACCCTTGGGAAGGTTACTGGCCTGTTGGATATCGTGAATTTATCAGCGATGATATGGATGTAAAATCCAAAAAGTATTTATTCGTCAACTGTTGGCATGCCAATGATTATGAGTCGGCAGCAATGTGGGACCTATATGGGTCCAGACATTCCGGGGTGGCCATTAAAACGACTATTGGTAGCTTGAAGCGATCAATCATTGATGAAGAAGATTTTTTCATTGGCGCTGTACAGTACGTGGATTATGAACGTTACACTGAGCGATCTATGTTAAATATTGCGGTACCTGCGTTTATCAAACGACTGAGCTTTTTGCATGAGCAAGAAGTGAGATTGTTAAGTTTCGGTTTTCCCACAGTAGATGCAGAAGGTAACAGTCCTGATACAGAAGTGCAGGCGATGTCGTGCAAGGTGGATTTAACCAATCTGATGGAGGAGATTTACTTTTCTCCAACAATGCCCTCTTGGTTGGTTACCGCTTTGATTGATGTTTCTGAGAAATATGGTCTTACCGACTGCTTCAATCAATCAAATCTTTACGATCGCTTGGTAAAATAATAAAGATATTGATCATGCTGCCACCTGCTGATGTTCCTGGCTCAGCGCCTGCTGGACCGCGTGAATAATCCGCTCGAGGTAGGCGTAGTCGGGGTTTGGCTCGGTGGCGTCGTTGGTCAGGTGCCACCACTCATCACCGAACAGCTTGCTCATCAGTTCGCTGTGCGCGGAGTGCAGGTGGTCAATCGATGGCGAATCGCGAAAGTCTTCGGCTTCGGTGAACAGCTCACGCGCTTCGTCCTGTCCGAGTTCACCGCCCCGACGTTCTTTCAGCACGGTGATTTGTGCTTTGTTTGCAAGCGCTTCACCACTGAACTGCCGTGGGCTTATCGCCTGGTCGAAGTAGCCGATGATGTAGGCGGTGTTCAGCTTGCAGAAGAACTGCCCGATGTTCAGGCCGTCCCACATGCCGCCCCAGTAGGCCGTCCAGCTCTTGCTCCAGCAACTGACGGTGATCTTGCCCTTGCATGGGGCCAGGTCCTCGAGGAAGACGGTGATCGGGTCGAGATTCGCCGCACCGGTGATGACCAGCTTCGTGACTGTCGAGCGCTCTACCTGCAGCGGCGCGGTCGATTTGTTTTCTGTAGGCATGAGGCGTCCTGTGCCGGGTCATGCCCAGCAGAAAAAGTAGGTGGTTGGCGTTACTGAGCTTCGATTGCAGGAACTGTTTGGGCGCCAGTCGTTAAGCCGTGGCTGATTTCGGCTTGGCTGCCTGATAAGAAGCCTGCGATGAGGTCATCCAAGTTGGCATTCGCGGCTTTGCGTGCCCGTGCTTTACCGACGCCTTCACCCTTTGTGATTTGGTGTATGAAGGCTTCAATTAGAGCATTGTCATGGTTTTCGGCCAGTGACAGTGCTTGTGCCTGGCTTTGAGTCTGTGCAGGGGGTTCGTCCTGTTCAGGTACTAAAGCCAGCAATTTTTCGTGCACCTGGTAGACCCAAGCCTCGGCGAAGTGGTTGCCGCGCGTTTCAGGTGTGTATCGACCTCGTGATAGTTCGCCTCTGCGGGCTTTTGCGACGTACTCGCGGCGCGCGCTACTCACCTTGAAATGCAGGGTGTCGTAAGCGTATTTGGCAATTTCTGGTGCAGGCGTAACGCCGATGAAAACAGCCTGGCTTCTACGGCCGATAATGGGATGCCAGCTCGTGCAGTTGAATGACTTGCAGTTAAATGTTTTTGCGACGACTGCTCCAAGGTTCTTGTCCCATGCAGGGCGTTTTGCTTTTGCATGGGCGCCCTCCGTCCTGTTTACGTCGCTGAGCTGAACATCTATTTCGGTGATCCGGTATTTCTGCATCAGCTTCTGGGCTTGGCGCATCGCGGCTGCGGCTTCATGCTCATTGGCGCTTGCTGACAGTGCGAGGCAGTGTTTGATTTTGCGGATGATGCGTTCTAATTCTTTTGGGTCGAAGTCCATGGCAGCCTCTTCGATGGGTATAGCCATTGAGCAGGGCATGCGCGGGGCGACAAGTTCTGCTACTCCGCGCTACAACTTACTTGCCGACGCTGATGAATGGCGTCGAAGTGCCACTCGTCATGTACACCGGCAATACGCCGTTCCATTTCTCGATGGCGTTCAGCTCAACCACGCCTGGGTTCTTGCGCATGGCCTCCCCACGAATGTTCAGCGACTCAGCCTCGGCAATAGCGCGGGTGGTGATAGCGTCAGCTTCGCCCTTGGCTTGCTCGCGGGCTTTATCCGCTTCGGCAATGGTCTGTGCGACCTCGTTGGCGCGTTGCTCAGCTTTCTGGGTTGATTCAACCTTGGCGTTGAGTGCCGCGGTGACCGTGGGCGGTAAAACGATGTCGCCGGTGAGGTAGAGGCTGTCGACGACGATGCCGTATCGCTCGAAATGTTCGCGGACTGAGGTCTCAACGCCTTTGAGGAAATCCGCTTTGCCTTTGCCATACACCGCATCGACCTTCACCAGACTTGCTTGGGTGTTGAACTGGTTGCGGATCACCTGGGCGGCATTGATCTCGACAATTTCATTCATGCCTTTGCGAAAGGTCTTGAACAGAATTGGCGCGCTGTCCGGCTTGGCGTACAGGCTGACGCCGACCGGTGCCGATACCTTGAGCCCGTCTTGCGTCTGGAACGTCACCACGCCGAGGTTGAAGTTTTGCGTGAACGTTGGGAACTGGAATATTTCCTCGTTTGGCGTCAGCCAGTAGCGGCCAGGGCCTACGGCATCGGCTTGCACACCCTTGTCACTGCCCAGCATGTTGACTTTCACGCCGACAAAACCGTTGGGGACTTTTGAGCAGCCCGCTGTCAAAGCGAGCATGCACAGCGCTGCAATAGCGACAATTTTCTTCACTGGTGTTTCTCCGATGTATTGGCTGGGTGGCCGGGTTTGCGGGTTATGGCAAGAAGGAGGCAGGCGCTGGATATCAGCCAGATAGCGGTTCCAAGGAAACCTGTAATGACTTCGATATCTGACGCGCTGCTTATCAGGTGGCGAGCACCGAAGAAGAGCCACGCGACGGATACGCTGAGGTAGGCCAGGAGCAGAATAAGCACCTTGAAAAGCCGGAACGGCGCGAGTGGTTTAGGAGTCATTTACTTTCTCCAGACGCAGCGAGCTTTCGCCGCGCTGTTGGCTTTCGCAAAAAAGCAGGGGATTTAAGGCGTGAAGTTATTTCGGATCGAAGACGCCGAGCGTCAACTTGGCTGCTTCGCCAATCTGCGTATCAAGCACCGATTTGAATTCCTGTGCGATCTCCTCCCGCTGTACTTCTTCACCTACCCAGCGCAGTTTCAGCATGGGTTGGGCGCCGCTGGTGATGACCGACAGGCGCAAGACGATATGCCGCTGGCTCAGCCCTTCGTAGGGCACCACTGAGAAGATCAATGTAGACGGCAAGGTCTCTTTGCTGGTGGCTTCGATCTGGTCCATCGCGCTGCGGCTGGTGCGGGTTTCGCTGATGGCGTGGTCGCTTTCCGATGATGCTTTGATAGTGATGGTGCGCACTGCGGCGATGGCTTTGACGATGCTCATCTGCTGGCCGGCATCATCGGCAGCATTGAGCGAGGCGTTCCAGTCTTCGATCCAGTCGCTAAGCTCTTTCTGCGACATAGGTCGCCCTGGTACTGCTTGAACTGCTTTGTAGCCTGCTGAGGCTTTCAGGCGAAGCACTGCGCGATCATCTGCGTGACCAGGTGCAGCGTCACTGCCCAGATTGAAGATCAGCCCGCAGACCATTTCTTCCTGATCAATGAAGCCGCGAGCGCCTTCTATAGCTCGTTCAGTCACGTAGGCGCTGAAATCAACCAGCGAGTTGGTGCTGAGGGTGCCACGGAAGCGGCTGCGCCCAATCTGGTAATTTTCCAGATCAACGACTTTTGCGCCTTCGGGCAGGATCGCCGTTGGTGAGTAGGTGTTCAGCGACTTTCCGGCCGCCATGAGGGCGGTGTCGGTGACCAGTTGGATGGCTTCTTTGCTAAGGGACATAGTTCAGATCTCTGTAGGATGGGATTAAGTGCGCGGTGTGACTGGGGCCTGATCGCGAGTGAACAACTGGTCGTGCTTTTCGGCGAAGAGGGTGATGTTGCCGCCTGTGCCAACGTGCATCGGCGTGTCCAGGCTGGTGTTTTCGCTGCGGGTGCCGCGCTTGGTCGGCACTTTGTAGTCCAGCTTGTGCTTGATCTTTACCTGGCTGGATTCGCCGATTTGGCTGAAGTCCAAGGTGATGACAACCTTTCCGGCTTTGCCGTAATCGACCACACCGGCAGCGACTTCGGAGAGGGCGTGACCAATCTGACTGGCGAATGCGCCGCCGTTCAGTTCTTCAAGGAACGCTGCGGTATCTGTTGCAACTGACATGGTTTTTTCTCCGGGGTGGCTTGGAGTCCGCTGGGCGGCAGGTGGTATTGAATTTGGCGAAGGCGGCGGTGCGCTGAGGTGGTGGTGCGTTTCAAACGTGGCTGCCGAAGAAGGCGAAAATGGTCAGCATCACGCTGATGCGTAGTGCCCAATCGCGCAGGAAGCGGCCGAACTGTTTCACATCGAACTGATCTTTCATGGCTTCCAGCTCGCGAGCATGGGCGGTCGCATTGTTGTGACCGAAGCGTTCGGTGATGATCCTGCCCGTGGCGCGTTCGATCACTTCGAAAGTGTTGCTGCCAGTTGGCTTGACGATGAAGCGAGGAGCCAGCGGCGGGGCAATGACGTTTGGCTTCTGGTAGAAATCAGCAGTGGCTTGGCGTGTGCGTTCGCGCAACCCATCGAGAATGGCGCGGCGCTGGGTGAAGGTTGGGTGCATGGTCGATCCTCGACAGGGTTGCGGGTATTCGTCAGCGCTCAAGCATCGGGCGGAGTACTGACGAATAACCGCAGAATTGAAAAGCCCGGTCGAAACCGGGCTGTGTAGCGCTCTCAACAACGCCTCCGTATGTGAGAGCAAGGCCGGGGCGCGCGGAGTGGGCGGGCCCTAGTGATTTAAATGTGAATGACTGCAAATCCTCCGTTCAGGTGTGCACTGCGGGTAGATGCTCGGCAGTGGGTGTGATGCAGGTGTCCAGCGTCTGCTGGGTTGGCGTCCGCATCGGAAATCCCCATTCGACTTACGCGCCCCGGCCTTCTTCGTAATGGCTGCCGCTGCTGCGTTGGGGATTTCCGATGCGCTCTCGGCGAGAGGATCGGGCAGTTAACGACAAGCTGTCGTGACGCTGGTTGTTCAGTCGTAAAGGCCATAACTGAAATCGTGCTCGTCGCAATCGATAACCAGCTTGGCACCACCGAAGTAGATTGCGGCAGTGAGCTTTTCCCACTTCTTGTAAATCATGAAGTTGCGGCCAATGGGTGCGCCATCCAGCTTCGCGCTGTAGACCTCACCGAAGTCGTAGCCCTGCTCGTTCTGGCTCTTGACGGTGATGCTGATCCGATTAGCCAGCTCCCATTCGGTGCGCTTGGTACCAGAGGAGTATCTAGATGATGAACTGCGTTCTTCCGGCTGCGGGTCAAAGCAGATGTGCATGTGTTTGATGCTGCTGCTGTAGTTGTTTTCAGCTTCGCGAATGGTGATGTGCGGGCTTTCCCACTGCTCATCGGTTGCGCGCTCTTTGTTTTCTTCGATGAAGGCATTCAGCAAATCGCTCAGGTTTACGAATTCCGGCACGATGTCGTCTTTCAGCGCATCGTCGATTGCTGCTTGCGAACGACGAAGCATTTCGCCAGTGACGCCAGAAGACTCCCACTGTGTTTTCAATGCGGTGGCGATCAGGTCGTTGTAGCGGGTCAACTCAAACAAGTCGCTGACGTTGGATGGCAGCGCGTCTTTAATCGCCTGACTGACCAGCTTGCCCATGTCGCTGTAGCTGCGGAAGCTGTCTTTGATGATGTCGGTGAACATGCTTTCCACATGCTTGTCGATGATTTCTGCTGGCTTGACGCTGTCTGTGAAGCGGGTTACGCCATCCAACAACATGGATTGAAGTGTTTGCTCGCTCATTTGGTGCTCCGTGCTTGTCGGGGTTGTCATCCCGCTGCCCACTCAACAAATGGGCAGAAGTGATGCTGTTCGTATTGATTAGCCGATCAGGTCGACTGGCTCTGCGCGACGTATCAAGCGCAGTTCTGCAAAGCGGCGCTCTGTGGGGCGGCGGTCGCGGCGGGCCATTTGGTCGTCAGTGGCGGTGTGCATGGCGATCAGGCCAGCGAGTAGCAGACAGAGCGGGGTGATGATCTGGCGGCGCATCGCTTCAGCGATCAGTGCGCCTTGACGGTGAACGCCGAGTTTGAACATGGCGTTGGCCAGACGCTTGACCACGGTGCCCGGTGCAATGCCGAACACTCTGGCGATCTCCTTGGCGGTCAGGCCTTGAGCGACCGATAAGACGAATTGCAGCTCTCGCGGCGCAAGGCCACGGCCGAGGTGGCCTTTCCATGCGCCGTCAACGATTGTCGATTCCATGATGTTTTCTCGGTTGTTTTCCCATCTGGCCCTGTTGCCAAGGTCAGCCAGCGAAATCAGATGATTGCCGTCATCGTTTTGGAGCCGTCTCCATGACTGGTGGTGAACATCATTGGAGCTGGTCGTCCATTGCGGCGAATAAGCGTGTTCGCTTGGGTGAACACTGGGTTTGGCTCACCGTTGCCATCAGGTAGCAGGGTGCTGCACACAAGGCTGGTGCAGTCTTCACCGTTTGGGCCTTCCTCTTCATGGGCGATATCAAAGCTCGCCATCATTGCGATGCCCTGCTCCTTGCAGACGGTGATGATTTGCTGCATGAGCGGGCTGATTTGGTTGTCGTAAACCTGTTCTTTATTCATGGGTTGCTCCCAATGTTGGTGGCCGGTTGTTTTCCCAATGCACCCGGTTGCCCAGGTGCAGCGGTGAAAGTGTCCGTTTTTAAAGAACTCTCATTGCTGAGCCAGTCGGTCCCCGTGAGGGGGCTGGGATCAGGATTCCCCCTGACCGTGGTAGCCGGTGAGTCTCCGGCTTGTTGCCGTTGTTATGCGGCGATGGGGTAAATATAGGTTTGCCTTTATTTGAAGTCAACAGGTATGCCTTTATTTTTTTTAGGGGGATATGAATTTACAAGCCGATTGCTTGAAATCGCAGGGAAGCAGATAAGTTATGGCCGAAAAAAAACCCGGTGAAGGCCGGGTTCTGTGTAGCTGCATTATGTCAGCGTCTTGGCGCTCGCCTGACTGTTGACCACCAGAAGACGCGCCCGAGCATTCGTACGTCCTGGTGATACTGGTCGAGAGAAATCATCTCGTCAGGATATTCTTCAAAGTTTTCACTTCGGATCCGAATTAATCCGCCCGGAAGTCGATATAGATACTTAACGCGCAGCATGCCATCTTGGTTAAAGGCGTAAATTTCGCCGTCAATTATCGATGTGCATGCTCGGTCAAATCCAATGGCTGCTCCATCAAGGATCAGTCTCTCCATGCTCTTGCCTTTGATTCGGGCACATGCAGCATTTTGACACTCAACGCCTGCCGCTTTAAGGGTGGAGTTACTGAAGCGCAGCTTGCGCGACGCCACCTCAATCACCTCGGTCATTCCGTTGCCGCCTGCAAATTCTACCTCTGCGTAATAAGGCACCTCGCAATCATCGTCATCAAGAGGGTCTTCGGTCTCCCATGTCACCAAGTCTCCAAGAAGCTCGGCGTTTGACTCGATATCGCTAGGCATGGTTTTGAGCGAAGTAGTGGAGCTGTCGATACTTCCTGCGCCTTCTGATAACCAAATCGGGTCGACACCGCAAACTTGGGCGATTTTGATTAGGTACCCACTTGAACGCGTCAGGCCACGCTCAATTTCAGAGATCGAGGCCTGTTTTATCCCAACACGCTGAGCTAATTCAGCCTGTGTGAGGGAGGCGTTTTTGCGCGCTAATTTCAATCTGTCTTTGAGTTCCATGCCAGACAATTTATAGGCCAACCTTTAAAGTTGCAAAAAGGTATTCCTTTGAATTAGCATAAAGGAATCCCTTTATTTGGGTGGAGAACTAATGAAAAACCATTTTGAAAAACTTGTGGCTCACTTCGGGTCTCAGGCAGCGACAGCTTCCGCCCTGAACGTAAAGCAAGGTTCTGTCAGTGGCTGGGTTCGAGGTGTTCATGGCTGCTCGGCAGAGGTTGCGCTTCGGGCTGAGGCTATTACATGTGGTGAGGTAAAGGCATACGAGCTTCGGCCAAGTCTTTCAATCAACCCCGCCTGACCTTTTAGCAAGTATCAGACCTACAGGCTCTGGTAGGTAGCCAGTTGGATTAGCTGTTAATCCATACAGCGACCAAATCGCAGGCAAAAAAAAGCCGGTGGCTAGACCGGCTTTTTACAGCTTCACAACATATTTCGGGATCCATTATGAGCGCCAACCGACTTGTAGGCAACTGGGCAGCATTCGCAGTACTTCATGCAGCGGCTTCTTGCCCTTCAATGAATATCAACGGAGCGCAGCTGTGAGCGTTCAAGCTATGTCCTGGGCTCTCGCCCTACCAAAACAAACCTTAGGAAATCCTTCTGCTCGTCACGTTCTTCTCTGTTTGGCCAACTATGCCGGTAGTGATGGTCGTGGCGCATTTCCGTCTGCCAAGACCTTGGCCGAAGACACCGGTCTTGGAGAGCGGACGGTTCGTTTGAAGCTTGATGAGCTTGAAAAGTCTGACTTCATCGTCCGCGGGAATCAGGCGATCGCAGCAGCCTATATCGATCGTTGTGATCGGCGCCCCGTTGTATACGACCTACAGATCAAGCGGGGTGCAAACCCTGCACCCCGTAAAGAACGGGGTGCAGGGGAAAGCAGAGCGGGGTGCAGCTCACAGCAGAACGGGGTGCAGGAAAAAGCAGAACGGGGTGCAGCAGCTGCACCCAATCCATCACTTAACCATCACTTAACCGAAGAGCAGCAGCGCGAGCTGTCCGTGGTGATTGCTGAGCAAGATCGGCAAGTATTTGCCGCCGTCGATGACCGCCAGCGCTTCGCCATGTTTGCTCAGTGGCTACCCCCGGTAAAACCCTTAGCCGACCAGATGGCCATTGCAGGCATTCCTGGTGACTTGTTGACCGACGAGGTGCTCGCAGGGTTCAAGGGCTTTCACGTTGCAAGACCATCGACTATCGATAGCGCCGCCGGTTGGTGTTTCCGGCTAGTTACCTGGATCAAACGTGAGCATGTGAAAACTGCAGGGGCCAGTTCCCAGGCTGGAGCGACCGGGTTCGACGATGACGACACCACCTGGATCAATGGAGTTGAAGCATGAATAAAGTTTCAGTTATCGCCACTGGCCTGTGGGCCAAAGTACAAACCGGTCAGTTCATCGCTGCCGGTGAAAGCGAAAACGCTCGGCCCGCTGCGGGACTGTCTGAGGCGACAGCCAAGGTGATCAACGGTCTCTTTCGCGAACTGCGCTCGATCTTTCCTGCCTGGAAGCAAGCATGGCCGGACATGGCGACGTACAAAGCTGCCAAGCAGCAGTGGATGCAGGGCTTTCTCGAAGCGGGTATTTGCAGCACTGAGCAACTGAGATTTGGACTGATGCGAGCGCGTCAGGCTGCCAAGGATTTTGTGCCCAACGTGGGTGTGTTTATCGGTTGGTGCACGCCTACGGCGGAAATGCTGGGGCTGCCGAAACTTGCCGCAGCTCATCGCGAAGCGTGCCGCAATGCGCACCCGTCAATGGCGGGGCAGGCGCAGTGGTCCCATGACGCGGTTTGGCATACGGCCAAGGAGTGCGGGTTTGAAAACCTTAACCGTCTTGCCCATGACCTGAGCATCAAGCTGTTCGAGCGCAATTACACGATCACGGTTCGCCGTGTTCTGGCAGGACTGCCGTTGCAGAAAATGCCGCTTGCCTTGCCGCCGCGCAGTATCGAGCGCAGCGCCCCTGATGTTGGAAACAATGCGTTGGCGGCATTGCGCGCCATGCGTTCGAGAGGTGCTGCACATGCCTAACCCCAATCTGGCCCAGGTGGAGCCGAGCGCATACTGCTGCAAGGATAAATCATGATGAGCGCACTCGAAAAACAGGTTTCTGGCGACCACTACAAGTCGCTGAAAATCCAGCCTATTGAGTTCATTCACGCCAATGGCATTCCGTTCGCCGAGGGCAGCGTTATCAAGTACGTGACGCGGTGGCGTGACAAGGGTGGTTTAGCCGATTTGGAGAAGGCCAAGCACTTTCTTGAAATCTTGATCGAGCTTGAACGCAAGGTGGTTATCGAATGATTGAGGCTATCAAGATGGCTCCGTGTCCATTCTGCGAGGGGCCGCCGTGCGTAATAGCTCACGACTTCATGACAGGCGAGATCATGGCAATGGATCGACCTCAGACGAAGCACTTTGATGAGGCTTATTCGGCGCACGTCTGGTGCCACAGCTGCGGCGCCCAAGGGCCGCTCATCGATACCTGCTCGCTCGGTACCTTTGAGCATATTCATGACCTGAGGGTCGCCGACGTGATGCGCATCGCAGTAGAGCATTGGAATGGTCGAGATTCCAAGGCACGCAATTGCTATGACGCTGGAGAAGGTGAGGGGCTGAATGTCTGGCCGAGGGCTGCCATATGAGTCAGGGTGCCTCTGTAAAACTGGCGCCTGGCGCCCTCATCAAAACCCTGACCGTCAAGCTGTCCGACGCGGAGATTGGGCGCAATGCCAAGCTTGAGCATGTTCGGGATTTGCGTGATGCCGGCCATCCTGCGCTGCATTTTCGGTTTGGCAAGAACCGCACCCGAGGCTCCTGGTACTTGGTCAATAAGCGTCGTTGGCACCGTATCGGCGCGTTCCCGGACTTGAGCGCCAAGCAGGTACTGGCTGCGTTGCCCTCTGTGCGCCTGCGGGTTTCGGCAGATGCTGGCTCGGCTATTTCGCAGTGGGCGACCACGGGTGAACTGCTCACCTGGTATGCCGATCGCATGGCCCGTGACCGCAATCTTTCGGCCAAGCGCAAGAACACCGGCGCCTCGGCCATGAAGTGCCATCTGTTGCCGCGCCTCGGTGACTTGCCGTTGGTTGAGGTCAACAAGGCGGCGCTCGACAAGTTGCTGATGTGGCCGCTGCAAGAAACCCTTTCAATCGATTACGTGCGCCTGGCGTTCCAGTTGCTGGCTTTGGCGTTTCGGCAGGCGTTGGCGTTGGGCCTGATCACGTCCAATCCGATGGCGGGCATCAAGTTCAAGGACTTCTCCAAGGCCAAGGTGAGCATCAAGCCGTCTCGTTTGCGCGGGGTGCAGTTGCAGGACTTGCTCGGGGAGCTGGGGCAGGTGATGGGTAGCGAACCGGCTGACGCCATGCTGGCCCTGATGATGCTGTGCCACGGCACGCGCATTGGTGAGACCCGGCAAGCGCGCTGGTCGCATATCAGTTTGGCCGAGGGCGAGTGGTTCATTCCGGCCGAGCACACCAAGACCGGTGTTGAGCATCACCTGCCGCTTACTGAGCAAGTTCGTAGCCTATTGGTCCAGTACCGAGAAAATCAAATCGCCCGCGGCTATGACGGCCAGTACCTGTTCCCGACGCGCAATGGTAAGGCGTTGAGTGAAGGGCAGTCTTTCGCAGTGTTTACCCGCTTGGGGAAGGGCGAGTGGACCAGTCACGACCTGCGCAAGCTTGCGCGCACGGGTTGGGCTGTTCTCGGTGTTGATCACTTGATTGGTGAACTGCTGATCAACCATGCGATGGGCCACAACGTGCAGGTGTACATCCAGTCGGACGTGATGAACCGCAAGCGTGATGCGCTGGAGAAGTGGCATGCGCATCTAGACGAGAAAGGTTTGAACCTGATCCACGGGCAGACAGGCGTTAGATTCAAAGAATCCGGTAATACGCTGGAGGCCGCTAACGGCGTGGCATGCAGCACCATTCAGAAATCAACCATAGGCGAGGATTAAAAATGATGATTCGTAAGACGCTGCACCGGCCTTTGGGCGATACCGAACACATGCTTGAGCAATGGGGCTGGTGGCGGATGGACGGGATGGGGATTCCCAGTTATGCCTCGCCAATGTTGGCCTTGATGCGTGACGCGCTGCCTTCCAGCACGAAGTCGTACACGATCACTGATGAGCTGGCTTGCGCCGTTGATGGGGCTTTGGCCAGGCTGTGTAAGCGTGACCAACAGATGGGCGATATGGTGTGGCTTTACTATGGGGCTAAGTGGCCGGCAGTGCGGGTAGGTCGCCATTACAAGGTGAGTGAGATGAAAGCGCGAGAGCTTATTAAGGCTGGTGTGGCATGGGTTGACTGCGTTCTGGAGACGCTGCGCGAAGCTGCGTAAAAAAGGTTGTCCATATGGAATAGGTTTGTTTTCATGGCACCGTGTTTAGCTGTTACAGCGGGACACCACAAAGAAAGCCCGGCCATTGAGTCGGGCTTCTTCGTTTCAGGATGGTGCTGTAATCTTGTTATGGCCACTCGGCATCAACTGCAAGGATTCGCTCATGAAAAGAAACAACCTGCTAGCGAAAGAAATACTCGAAATGGTTTCCACTGAAGACAACAGTGGTGGAGGGCTTTATCGCAGCGAGATTTTCGGCATTTTCACTGAGAGATACGCGCATCAGGGCGCTGGCCTTGAGCCCGCAGTGAGTTACCACCTGCACCTTCTTGAAACGGCAGGTTTCGTGAAGGTCACCCGCACCGATCATGATGAAGACAATTTTGAGATGACTTGGGCTGGCCACGATTTTATCGAAGCCAACTAGCCGGAGATCAACACCGGTCCTCTGCACCTATACCAAGCCTCGGCATTTGCCGGGGCTTTTTCGTTTTCGGCTCCGCCACACCCGTAGCTCCAAGCCGGGAGTGCTGTTGGAGCTGATCTATTACGAGGCTCGCCATATCGGCGGGCCTTTTCTGTTTCTGGAGCCCGGTAATGACCGATCAAGCAAAACGTGACAAGCAGGCTGTTATCGATGCAGTGGTGGGTAGTGATGTCGCCATGCTTGCCACGGCCTTGAAGCGTCTGTCGAACAGCGATCCCTCGGCATTCCTCGACATCACCGGCGACCTGCTCAACACCAAGCAGCGCGAACAGTTCTCGATTATTGGCTTTGGTCGCATGCCTGACGCCTACCACGCTGATGGGGTGGTGTATGGCGCCATGTACACCGATGGCTCTACCTTTTTAAAGCGAGCCCATCCTGCCGGTGTCGGGCTACCCATTGAAGAGGTGCGCCAGGCCGTCGAGAAGGCCCGCGCCGAGTACGAACAGTCTGTGTTGAATGTGGTGCATAGTCTTGGGAGCACGATGGAGTTGCTGGACAAGATGCTCGCCGGCCACTCCTTCGTAGATACCAAGCTGACCAGCCTCGCTCATGTCGAGCTGTTGAAAGGCAAAGCGCTGCTGGTCGCGGCGCTGAATCCACTCACGCGCGACTAACCACATTCCCTCACTCCCAAGCTGGGAGGACATCGAGATGACCATGCCTGAGAAGACCCCTGAGTTTTGGGTGCTTGCGCTCGCCTGGCTGAGCCAACATGCACCGACACTCTACGCCGCAGGGCTTTCAGCCCTGATGGCTGGGGTCAGGATCATCTATGGCGGCGGCACACGGCGCCAAGCGGTGTTGGAAGCGGCGATCTGCACGTTGATCACAATCGGATTGATACCGGTGCTTGAGTACTTCGGGTTGCCGCAGAACTTTGCTACAGCAGCCGGTGTATTCATCGGCTTTCTGGGCGTAAAGAAGCTGGCCGACCTGGCAGATCGCTTCGCTGACTTCAAGCTGCCACGGCGATCAGACTGATGGCCTGTAACGGATGCGCCACTCGGCGCGCACGACTCAACAAGTGGAAGGCAATTGCATATGAACGAGCAAAAGAACTCTTTAAGCGTGCTGACGATCCTTCCCCCGCCGAGCAAAAGCCCCGGCAGCATCCAGTTAGCTCAGGGCACGAAGGTGATACTGAGTGATGGTAGTGAGCTGGCCAGGGTGCAATCGGTTGAACTGAAGGCTGAGGCCGGTGGTGCATGGACGGCGGTCATCACCGTGTATCCCGAGATCATCCAGCCAGTGAGTGCTGAGGCTGAGATCGTGGTGGTGGAACTCTCCGACATGAAAGCGGACTCAAGAACTTACGCAAATGCTGAGTCATGAACGAGCCGCAGAACTCCTTGGTTGGCCTGTTAAGCCAGGTACTGGCCGAGCAGATCAAGCAGACCGCGATCCTCGAACGGATAGCGACTCAACAAACTCAACTGATCACAGTGTTGGCGGACGAGGGTGATGACGAACCTGACCCGGATGCACTGCCGCAAACCTATATGAGCGGGAAGCGTATCTGATGGCCAAGTTACCTAGCCTCAAGTCCCGCATTAAGCCGCATGAAGGCCGCAAGATGACCTCACTCGCTGAGGCTGCGGGCAGCGAAGGCTGGGGTTCTGGTCGCGGCGGGCGTCCTTGGCGTCGCAAGCGAGAGACCATTTTGTTGCGGGACCACTACACCTGTCGTAACTGCGGTCTGGTCACTCACAGCCTTGAGGTTGACCACATCGTTAACCTGGCCCAAGGCGGTACCGAAGACGACAGCAACCTTCAGGCGCTCTGCATCCCTTGCCACAAGGCCAAGACGGCCCGCGAATCCATGGCTCATCTCGGCTGTTGAGATTCACATCTTGAGCAAGGGGAGGGGCGGGTCAAAACCTCCAGACCTTTTGTCTCGGACACCACCCCCTCCCGCACGCGCACATTTTTTCCCCTTTTCAGGAATTTTTGTTAATGGCTTTAACACCCAAGAAGCGGGCATTCGTTGACGCTTTGCGGGGCGGTGCCTCAAATAAGGACGCGGCCATAGCCGCAGGTTACGCAGCGTCCAGCGCATCGGCAGCCGGATCACGGCTTGCAAAAGACCCTTACGTGATGGCCGCAATGGCCGGAACGACCTTTAACAAAAAAACCAAGAAAATTGTTAAAGCCTCAACAGCGCAAAAACCAGCTGATGAGGTCTCACAAACGAGCGAACCGGATGACACGCTAAGCTTCGATTTGAGCAAAGCCTTGTCCTACTCCGACCCCAAAGCCTTCCTGTTGGCGGCCATGAATGATCATGGAGCCGAGGCAAAGCTGCGGGTCGACGCTGCAAAAGCCCTGATGCCTTTCATGCACCAACGTAAAGGCGAGACCGGGAAAAAGACCGAGCGCGAAAACGCCGCCAAGGTAGCCGGGGCAGGGCGCTTTGGCTCCAGTCCGCCCCCCCCATTGAAGGCAGTCAAGTAAATGCAATGGACAACCGCCTGCCCAGATTGGGAGCAAAAGCTGCGCCTGAGGCAATCGATCATTCCGGCACCCTTGTTTCCAAACGAAGCCGAGGCCGGTCTGGCCGTATTGCGCGAACTCAAGATCGTCGACGCACCCGGCAGCCCGAGCATTGGCGAGTCTTGCGCCGAGTGGGTTTTCGACTTCGCCGGGGCGATCTTCGGCGCTTACGACTACACCACCGGGCGCCGGATGATTTCGGAGTACATGTTGTGTATTCCGAAGAAGAACTCCAAATCGACCATTGCAGCCGGGATCATGCTCACAGCGCTGATCCGCAACTGGCGCATGTCGGCCGAGTTCATCATCCTGGCCCCGACCAAAGAGATCGCTGACAACTCGTTCAAGCCTGCGGCCGACATGGTCAAGCACGACGAAGAGCTGCGCGACCTGATGCACGTCCAGCCGCACCTTCGCACCATCACCCACCGCGAAACCGGCGCCACGCTCAAAGTGGTGGCAGCCGATGGCGACACGGTAGGCGGTAAGAAAGCTGTAGGGGTACTGATCGACGAAGCGTGGCTGTTCGGCAAGAACGTCAAAGCGCCGGACATCATCCGCGAAGCCACAGGCGGACTTGCATCTCGGCCCGAAGGCTTTGTTATCTGGCTGACCACGCAGTCCAACGAACCGCCTGCCGGTGTGTTCCGCGAAAAGCTCAAGTACTCCCGCGCCGTGCGTGACGGCCGCATCGACGACAACCAGTTCCTGCCGGTGATCTACGAATTTCCGCAGGACATGATCAAAAGTGGCGAGGCCCGTCTGGTCGAGAACTTCCACCTGGTAAACCCCAACATGGGGTTCTCGGTGGACGAAGTCTTCCTGCGGCGCAGCTTCAAAATGGCCGAAGAGGCGGGCGAAGAAGAACTGCGCGGCTTTCTGGCCAAGCATGCCAACATCGAAGTCGGTTTAGCGCTGCTCTCTGAACGCTGGGCCGGTGCTGACTTCTGGGAGGTGCAAGGCAAACGTCCTGGACTCAGCTTCGACGACCTGTTGCGAATGTGCGAAGTGATCGACATCGGCATCGACGGCGGGGGACTGGACGACCTGTTGGGCTTTGCGGCCATTGGCAGGCACCGGAAAACGCGCGAATGGCTGCTCTGGACCCACGCATGGGCGCACCCCTCGGTGCTGACCCGACGGCAAACCGTGGCGGCCAACTTCCATGACTTTGCCAAAGACAACAACCTCACGCTGGTCGAGCAAATCGGCCAAGACGTGGAGCAGGTGGCCAGTCTGGTCGCCCGCGTAGAACAGTCCGGCTTGCTGGACAAGGTCGGTCTCGATCCGGCAGGTATCGGCGCGATTCTCGATGCCCTGGTCGAGGCCGGTGTCCCTGAAGAGAAGGTCATCGGCATTTCACAAGGCTGGAAACTGGGAGGCGCGATCAAAACC